GGGGCGAGTTGCAGACCGGCATCGGCCTGACCATTGATGGTGCCCGAGAATGAGCTCATGCGTTTTTAGCAGGGAGGTTGCGGATCGCGCAAAATGCAAGTCTAATAAACGCCCGTCCGGTTGCGGTCTTCGGTGACGGGTGCGACATACTCGCAGCCCCCCTTCCGCAGATAGCGAAGACAGTCGACGAAGTCTTTGGTATGCTCCTTGCCCCCCAGCTTGCCCGTGTACTCCTGCATGGCGTAGATGAAATTCTCGCAGCGGTCCGACACATAGAGGTGCGGGGAGTTGAGGCTGTCGATGGGCTTCTTGGTATCGTAGGCCAGCAGGTTGGTGATGAGCTGGATGCCGTCCTCGATCTCGCCCTTGTCAGACTCAGAGACGGCAGCAGGTGCGGGGATCATGCTGATCCCGCAGTCGTCGAGGTCAGAGATGATGGTGGTGGCCCCACGGTCCTTCGTCTGACGCTCGGCTGCTCCCATGCGTGGGTCGATGAACCGTTCAAAGATCTTCTCCGACCCTTCGGCATCTCTGATGAGACTGACGTAGCCCTTGATGTCCAAGCCGATCCCCTTCTGAGCCGGACCCTCCTTGTCCCCGGGCAGTGCCCAGTCTCCGTAGCTGACGTCGGGCCACTCGCGATAGACCCACCATGTCCCTCTCACGTCGATGGCCACCCACAGCATGCACCAATTCTTGGACCCGCCCAAGTCGATGGCCATGTAGCGGGTCACGGGGTAGGGGATCTCACCACCCTTGGCATTCAGCTTGGGCTTCATCCATGGCAGGTCTTCATGGGCGACCACGTTGACGTCCCGACTAAAGAGGGGAAACGCAGTGCTGACCGACTTGGTGGGTACGCCATAGGCGCGGGCAAGAATAACCTCACGACTCTCCGAGCCGTACAGCTTCATAAACTCGGTGATGTCGGTGAAGGGGTTATCTTCTGTCCAAGCGTAGTGAATACAGCAAGATCCGACTGACAAGCTCTCCTGCATGACTGGCAGGTTGGACATGATCTTGGGGTGATTGCAGAAGCGGGTCTTGAGGGTGCGGGTCTTGGCGAGAATCTTTTCGATGGTCTCGTTCCAGCCGTCGACGACCGTGTAGGTCAGCAGCATCCGCCCGTGGTAAGTACCCAGCCGCCCCATGCGGATAGTCTCAAACAGGTCGTAGGGGATTTTTTCATCGGCCCAGACGAAGTGGGCCTTGATGCCTTCAATGATCTGGCTGTTCTGGGCGAACTGGGCGAAGTTGTAGAACTTTATCGACCCACCTCTTCGATACCCCTTGGACGGTGGCAGAATGGCAATGGAGTCGGTGAAGCCGTTCTTCTGTGAGTATTGAAGACTGTGATACGTCCCCTTCTTGGTGGCCAGATTGCGAAGGTTCTCCGGCAGTGACTCGTAGACGAAGCGTTGTTGGTCGTCGATTGACCGTCGGTCAGATATGTGAAACCCATACACCTCCGCCTCGGGGATGGTCGATGCGGCCCAGACTGCCATGCGTGCGCCGAACGTGGTCTTGGACGAGTTGTGGTGGATCACTCCAGCTGCGACATAGTTGCCGTAGGTGGGAACCGTCATATCCCACTTGACATTGATTCCCTCTGATACAATGCTTGTGACCCATGCCACACCATGACCGCATTGAATATCCTGTTGATCTGATTCGCGATTGGGTTGCTGCTGGAGACACGCAGCAGATGATTGCTGACCGTTTGAAAACTCAACTTTCCGAGCCCCGCATAACCTCAAAGTCGATTTACAAAGTGTGCCGAAAGCATGGCATAGTCTGTCAACGGACTGGACCCCGAGCTGGCGAAGGCCATCCCAGATGGCTCGGTGGGAAGACTCGGACGGCGCACGGCTATGTGAAGGTGGTTTGCCCAGATCATCCGACGTGTGTGGAAGTGAACCGGAGACGAGAGGCTGCTGCGAAGGGCGCGTACTACCCGAAACAAAAGTATGTCTGGGAGCATCGACTAGTGATGGAGAAATTGTTGGGCCGGTTCTTGACTGCTGAAGAAGTGGTTCACCACATGGACGGAAATCCGTCGAACAATGCGCCAGAAAATCTGCGGCTATTTGGTTCAAACGCTGAGCAATTGAAATTAGATCTGGCTGGCAAAACTCCAGAGAGGACGCCGGAAGGCATAGCTCGGACCCAAGCTGGAGGTGAGAAATGGAGAGCCACTCGCCGCAAGCTCCGAGAACGCGATGCTCGAGCGCAGCTACGAAAGATTGCCCCGTCGAAAGGGTGATGCGAAGCATCTCCCCCTCAGGCTTGGAAAAGGGCTGCTCTGCAAGGGCGATCACCCGCTTCTTCCCGTCCCAAGCATAGACGTGGTGGCAGCCTTTTATGCTGGCAATGGGGCGCGTCTCCTTAGTTATTGGATTGTAGATCGGGGTGTCCCATCTAACGCATTGATTACCGCCCAAGAGTATGTGTACGTTGTACTTACAGAAGTTATCCATCACCTGATCCCAGACCGGTGGTGCCCATCCCCAGCCTACCGGATTCTCCTGCATCTTGGTTTCCACCATGTGCCGATGGGAGGCGTACTGCCTAAGCTCCGCATCGGACATCGCGGCCAGTTGCTCGGGCTTTAGCGGGGGGACCCATGGTACGCCAAACCGGGGCTGGAACTTGTCGGCAAAATGAATGTTGGGTGCCATCTGAATATCTGATTGACAATGTTGCAAAATGCACCACTGTCAAGATCCGTAATGGGCAAGCCTCCAAAACTAAAACAAATCAGGATAGCCAAAGACGTGGAGCCTTTGCTGCTTGCCGCCATGGTGGAAAGCTCCCGATCTGCGCCTGCCGAAGTCAATCATGTCCTCCGTAAAAACTATCTTGCCCGACGCCTCCGTCTACGAGCGCGTTGAAGAGTTGGGGCTGCCGTTTGACGGTCAGACCTTCCCCTCTGCGCTCTCACCAGTCTTCGATCAACTGGTCTCCAAGGTGGGGGCCAAGGTGGTGATTGAGGTGGGCTCCCACAAGGGCGGGTCGGCGGTGCGTTGGGCCGAGGCTATGGGGACAGGGGGTAAGCTCTACTGCGTCGACACTTGGCTGGAATCTGCTGAAGCAGTCCTGAATAATGCCAAGCTCTACACCGTGATCCGCCAGAATGGACATCCCATGACCTACTGGCAGTTCTTGGTGAACATGAAGTCGCGTGGCCTGCAAGAACGGGTGGTACCCATCGTCAACACCTCCGCCGAAGGGGCCATTTTGTTGAAGGCTGCGGAGGTGGTGGCTGACATCATTTACATCGACGCCTCCCATACCTTTCGTGCCGCCTATCAGGACATCTGCGACTACTGGCCCTTGCTGCGCAAGGGCGGGGTGATGCTGGTCGATGACCTGACAACCTACCCCGACGTGTACGCGGCCATGCTGCGGTTCGTCGCCGAGCAGGGTCTGTGGGGCAGCTTTGAAAACCTCGACAATAAGACTTTCGGTCTGCTGACCAAACCTCTATGAGCCACACCATCCAAGCCCGCTCCCTCCCGATCATCGGTCGTCAGGTCGTAGACCTGCCACTGCACGCCAAGCTGCTGGACGTCCATCTGGACATTCGCCATAACAACTGCCTCCTGTGGACCTTGGAGGACAAGGAGCGGGCGGTGGAGAAGGTGGAGATCATCATGCTGACCATGGACCAAGCCCTGACCCCTGAGAACGCTAGGTATGTGGGCAACTTCAAGGGCAACGCCGGGGTGTGGCAGGTCTTCGCGCTGCGGGCTTCAGAGAGGCTCTTCGCATGAAAAAACGTGTCCTCGTAGCCTGCTCCGCCAAGGGCGGAGTCCCGTACTATTGGTTCTCGGCCTATGACCAGATGATGCGCATGGACCATCCCGACTACTCGTTCGAGTTCGCGATGGAGTCGGGCAACTCGGCCATCAACATCTCCCGCAACATCGCGGCCCAGTCCGCGTTGGAGCAGGGGTATTGGAAGCTGGTCCAGATCGACAAGGACCAGTTCTGGAACCCCACTCAGTTGGTGGCATTGGTGTCCCGTGAGGAGGAC